AGTATCTAGAGTCCTTTGATTCTGTAGTCATCAATTTTGATAACGACAAAGCAGGCAAGGAAGCAGCCCAAGCAATTGCAAAGCTACTGACACCTAAGAAAGCTAAGATAATGACACTGCCTGTAGACTACAAAGATGCTAACGATATGTTACGTCAGGGTAGACATGCTGCTTATGTTAGTTCTTTCTGGGACGCTAAAATCTATACGCCTTCTGGTGTATTGAATCTATCTGATCAGCTTGGTGCATACCAGAAGCTTCGGTCAGAGAAGAAGACATCCATACCATATCCTTGGCGTGGACTTAATCAAAAGCTAGAAGGCATGAGAGCAGGTGAGCTTGTAACTCTTACAGGTGGCACAGGTCTTGGTAAGTCTTCAGTGACCAGAGAGATTGAACACTGGTTGATCAACAACACAGAAGATAACGTGGGTGTCATAGCCCTCGAAGAGAACTGGTCACGAACTGCTGAAGGTATCATGGCAGTGGAGGCTAACGCTAAGCTTCACCTTGATAGTGTTAAGGCTGAGTTTACTGACAAAGAGTTAGATGATTGCTACAAGAAAGTATTTATGGGTGACAACGAGGGGCGGGTCTGGATTCATGCACACCACGGTGTTAATAATCTAGAAGACATCTTCAGTAAGCTACGCTACATGATCATCGGTTTAGATTGTAAATGGATTGTAGTCGATCACCTTCACATGCTTTTATTCTCTAGCGTAGAGAATGATGAGCGTAAAGCTATCGACCAGATCATGCATAGGCTCCGTACAATGGTTGAGGAGACAGGCTGTGGTATGATACTGGTGTCTCACTTGCGTAGGGTAGAAGGGAATAGAGGACATGAGAATGGTATAGAGACAGGTCTTTCACATCTCAGAGGGTCACAATCTATTGCTCAGTTATCTGATTGCGTGATTGCTTTGGAGCGTAACCAACAATCAGAAGATCAGATAGAAGCATCTACCACCAAGGTCAGAGTGTTAAAGTCTAGATACACAGGAGATGTTGGCGTTGCCTCACACCTCTTGTATGATAACAAGACAGGACGGCTTAGAGAGATGGATGATTATGATGAAGCACAGTTTGCAGAGGAAATAATATGAGTAACTTAGTGTTCGATATAGAAGCTAATGGTTTAGATCCAAGTGAGATCTTCTGCATTGTGGCACAAGACGTAGACACAATGGATGTGTTTACGTTTGACAACACCCAGTTAGAAGAGGGGTACAAGATGTTGTCTGCTGCAACTAAACTGATCGGTCACAACGTAATAGGCTACGACATCCCTGTCATTAAGAAGCTTGCAGGTATAGATCTGTTCAGTAAAAAGATTGTTGATACATTAGTACTGTCACGTTTGTTCAAGCCTACACGCGAAGGCAACCACGGCCTTGAAGGGTGGGGCTACAGGCTAGGCTTTCGCAAGGGTGACTTCGGTCAACAAGAAGACGCTTGGAACGCTTACACGCCTGAGATGCTAGAGTACTGCAAGAATGATGTGTTGCTCAACACTAAAGTCTATGAAGCACTCAAGCTTGAGAGCCGTGGCTTCACTCCGCAGTCAGTGCAAATAGAACACGCAGTAGCTAAGATTGTAGATCAGCAGCGAACCAATGGTTTTGTATTAGATGTTGAAAAAGTTATGGGCCTGATGGCTATGTTTGAAACCAAGCTACACGATCTAGAGCAGGAGGTTCAGGAAGAGTTCCGTCCTGTTATAACTACGCAGATACTCAGCCCTAAGTTCACAGCGACAGGTGCATTAGCTAAGACAGCCACCGATCAATACGACAAGGGGACTAGGCTAAGCGATAACGAGTACGAGCGAATGCTTTTAAACAGAGAGGACTGCTTACCCATAGCCCGTAAAACTGAGACACCATTTAACTTAGGCTCACGCAAACAGATCGGCGAGTACCTTATTCGTTTTGGTTGGAGTCCTAAGAAGTTTACGCCGACAGGTCAGCCTATTGTGGATGAAGCTACTTTAAATAGAGTTAAGAACATACCACAAGCGGCTTTGATTGCTAAGTATCTTATGTTACAGAAACGCTTAGCACAAACTAAGAGTTGGATCAAAGAACTAAACGAAGAGACAGGAAGAGTACACGGCTACGTTAATCCTAACGGTGCAGTGACTTCTCGCATGACCCATTCACATCCTAACATGGCACAGATTCCCAGTAGTTCGTCACCGTTCGGCGAAGATTGCCGATCTTGTTGGACAGTGCCGGAGGACTACAGGCTTGTAGGCATTGATGCTTCGGGACTTGAGCTTAGGATGTTAGCCCATTACTTAGACGATAAGGAGTATACTAATGAAATACTTAACGGCGATATACACACCGCTAATCAGCGCCTTGCTAGAATTGAATCAAGAAGTCAAGCAAAGACTTTTATCTATGCCCTCCTGTACGGAGCCGGAGATGCAAAACTTGGGTCAGTGGTTGGAGGAGGTAGAGCGGTTGGGAAAGGACTTAGACAACGCTTCTTTGATAATCTCCCATCATTTAAACATCTTACGGATAGCGTACAACGAGAAGCTAAAACAGGATTCATCAAAGCGTTAGACGGCAGACGGCTTACTGTGCGATCAGAACACGCCGCACTCAACACACTCTTACAGGGTGCGGGTGCAATAGTTATGAAGAAAGCCCTGATCATACTAGACCAGAAGATAGCTAAGCATGGGTATGATGCTAAGTTTGTAGCCAATGTACATGACGAATGGCAGATAGAGTGTCACCTTGATGATGCAGTAGAGGTTGGTAAGCTAGGTGTACAATCTATTAGGGAAGCGGGGTGTATGTTTAATTTAAACTGTCCTTTAGATGGGGCCTACAAAGTTGGGGAGAACTGGAGTGAAACACACTGAGACTAATACAGTAAAGCTTCGAGAGTTTGTGAACTTGAGATACAATGTCCCTATAGGTGGGATATTTAGGATGCCCACGGGGACGAAACCTTTGGTGGCAGTAAAAGTTTTAAATTACAAAAAAGATGTTTTAATAGAATGTATGTATGTAATAACAGGACATAAGATAGTACACACCGGAGACAAAGAAGTAGTCCCCTTAAAGATTGAAGCTTTAGAGGACGATAACGATTACGAAATAATAGACAATGAGGGATACTATAATGAATACTCCTAAAAACTGTATAGATTGTTCTGAGGTTTTAACACTGGGCGGTAACTGGACTGAAGCAAGAGAATCCCAGAGCAAGTATCTTTGTAAAACATGTTGGGCTAAAAGAGACAAGCTTGGCATGTTTGTAAACGGAAAGTATATTTCAACTAAGCATCCTTTTCACAAGAGTGGACGCTACAAAACTTTTGAGGGTGCGGCATTCGCATCGTTAAATAACTACGCTGATATTAAAGAAGGGTATGTCTATGTAATATCTAACCCTGCGTGGGAAGGTTGGTACAAAGTAGGCATGGCTCTTGATGCAAGCGATAGGTGTTCAGGGTATCAAACGTCCTCTCCCTTTAGAGATTATACAATAAGGTACTCTAAATACTTTGAAGACAGGCGAGAAGCAGAAAGACTTGTTCACAATATTCTTAAAAAAAATCACACTGAACACATGAACGAATGGTTTAAGACAGACCTAGATACTTTGAAGACTACAATTAAAAACATAGAAGGCACACAGCATGAAGCTTAATACTCTAGTACCTGACATCTACAAGCACTTAGAAAAACTATCGGACGGTGAACCCTTACCGCTGACTGATGCTGATATAGACAGGGCCGTACAGGGAATGGCAGAGGCTCTTAAATCTTGGTCAACACCCAGAGAACGCGACAGTAACTTCACTGTACGCATGTCTAATGTAGGCAAACCCGCTCGTCAGTTGTGGTACGAGAAGCGTGATCCGCAGGGTCGTGGCGGTATTGATGGGGCTACGCAGATCAAGTTCCTATACGGCCACTTGCTTGAAGAGATTGTGTTGATGCTAGTACGCATGGCAGGACACAAAGTAACAGACGAGCAGAAAGAAGTTGTAGTTGATGGTATCGTAGGACACATGGACTGCAAGATTAACGGCGAAGTAGTG